CGTTTCCATCGGCTCCATCTCTTCCCGGGGCTCCTATAGCCCCTTGCTCCCCTTGTATACCTTGGTCACCTTTGTCACCCTTGTCTCCTTTGTCACCCTTGTCACCCTTGTCTCCTTTTGCGCCGTTTGTGACCGTAAAGGTGGTAGGCTGCCTATTATCGTTGTCGTAAGTTATGGTATAGGTATCCACCAACCCCTCAGAAGACGTTTTGGTTATACTTTTGATCCCGTCGCCCGTCTCGCCGTATGGTCCCGACATATCCACCACGAATCTGAAGGTATCACCGACGGATGTTGGGCTTGCAAGCCATGCCTCATATGCTTCAGTCGCCTCCTCGTATTGCTCGGGCTTGTTATCAAGTCGGGTATATCTCAGGACTTGCCATGTTTCATCCCTTGTTATCTCCCAAAAATAAAGTACCCCTTCTCTATCTTCGTATACATAGTCACCTGTCATTGCTTCGGCAAGTATCGCATCTGGGATGTAGAAAAAATGGTCGGCTTTCGATAATCCATGTGCTGAACCATCCACGTTGAATGGTGCTTCGCTTCTTTCCCAAAAATACGGATGAGTAAGTTTCTCACCATTCTCCTTTATGTATAGTCTTCCGTTAAGCTTATCTTCTATGTCCGAGGATATGACCACGTGCTTGCCTAACGGCACATTAGCAATATCCCCATACATAGCGGTTATGCTGGGATATGATCTATACACATTAAATGCCTCACCGTTGCTCACATTAAATTGCTTTGCCGTGCCATCTTCAAATGTCATAGTATATGTGTCAACGAGGCCTGAGGATGATGTTTTTGTTACATTGCTTACTCCTGCTGCTCTCGGAATGAATAAATGGAAAATCGGGTCTGTGTTGGTGCCTGTATTGGTGACGTATGGTGCAGTACCATACGCAAGCATGGTAATATCTGCTATATTTACTGTTATTGATGCATCTATGCCAGAGTCAACAAATGTCTCTGTGGCGGTATCCCATACGTACCAATTTCCATTATTACCTATATACGGGGGATGCTTGGACAGCATTTCCATAGCATCCACCAAATCCTCTGCCTGTTCGAGATATTCCTGTATGTGCGGTACTACTTCAAGTACCTTATCAGCAAGCTCAACTACTCTGTCGTCCACATCACTGAGACCCTTGCTCATAGCGTTAAGATTGGTCTCATTAAGTGCCGGAGTAGTGTTGTTGTACCAAAATATTCGCTCGAATAATTTATTCATATTGCCCCCCTAAAAGATATCCAATGTGCCGTTAATATATGTGTCCTGCAAGTTTTGTATGCCGTTAAGATTGCGCTGTAGTATATACGACGTGTATGTACCATCCCTTGTGATGATCTCCAACTCGTCCCCTGTCTCTATGTATGGAAGACCAGCCGCCCACATTTCGAACGGAAACCACTTGATGTCTCGCATCTTCTCCACCATGGCATCTGCATACTCACCGACTTGCTCTGCCGTCCATATCAAGTTGCGAAATAGCCAATTATCTGACATGTTGTAGTCTGTAGTGCCATGAGTATTAACGGTTCTCTGAAGTGTAAAGTCTTTCTCTTGCTCATTTCCGCTCTCATCTACTTCGAGACCCTTGTACGTAATAATCAGATATCTGAATGTTTGCGTACCGACCGAATCCGTCCATAGTTTAGAGTATTGGCTCTTGAAGCTGCCCTCTGCTCCACCCTTCGGGTACAGTGTGTCAGATGGGTACAAGTCGTCTGCCGGAAGTAAGCGAGACCCGTTAAGCTCTACCCCACTGAATAGGTCTGTCTCACGGTCAAGCTTGCCGAATTGGCACACCGTCTCATATGTAGCTGACTGAAGCTCTCTTAAGGTTACATCAGGTATCTCTGTTGGTGATACCTGTATCAAGTCTGCGTCTGTGAGATTTAACACATTGTAAGTGGTAAACCAGTCTATATAATCTTGAACATCAACATCTGTACCGTCTGGCATCTTGGGTGTAAAATATTTTTTATATACATATGTTGACAACGTATTGTCCCAATATTCATAGTTCCTATTGGCTCCAGAAAAGCGGATTCGATTTTCGGTGTCATTTAATCCTTGTATACTTGGCATTAAGCCACCAGATAGCACTCCAAAGGATAGATATAACGGTTGTATAAAGTCTACAGAACGCACGTTTTCGAGTGTTATACTGTTGAGATCCTTGAATGTTCCATCTGCAAGCCCATTTTGATATAATGTTTTTCCATACTTTTTAGCAGTTCCATCTTCATAATTGACTTTGATCTGAAAAAACCATCCTGTGAGTGTGGTTCCACTTTGGTTTATCGTCATATTGAGTAGTCGGGATAGCATGGTCTCGACAGCGACATTTATATCAGCGTCTTTTAAAGATTGGATGACAAAGTTCAAAAAGTTATCATCAAGAGCGTCCAAATCCACGCTTGTTCTTATTTTTAGTGGATACGAAGGGTCTGTAATCGCAAAGCGTACTGCTGCGCTCCCTCTTATAGATATATTAGAAGACGTTGATACGTCTGCACCAAATATAGCGGGTCCCATAGGTCCCAAATCGCCATTTAATGACTTATAGCGATATGTTCCTGATACCGTTACATCATAATTCCCCCATTTTGACGGCTTAAAAGGAGTGGAAGATTTCTCGTCTTTGTCTATGGCATAATCACCGAGCATTAAGCTAAGCAGGTCACTCACATACACGCTATCCATGTGCTCAAAGTTATCTTGGATTTCTAAATTTGCCTTTGCATCAAGATAGTCGCTCTTCAGCTTGTTATAAGCCACAACCTTGATTATACCTGTAGAAAACTGCGTGGAACATTCCTGCACGTCGTAGTAGCCCATAGGTATAGTGTGCCAGTGCTTTACTGTCTCTTCCCGAGTCACCTCATGCGTTACGGTTTCCGTCATTTCCATCGGGGCTGTGTCATACTTCATATTTGATAATTGTATGATATCGCCCTCGCTCAAATGGATGCTGTATTCCTCCCAAGGATTGCCACTCAACGGAACAGGCCATGAGTAGAACACTTCATCTTCATTATGTATTACGTCTATCATTTCAAATGTATTAGTGTCATTAACTAACGGAAATACATACGTCCCCGTCTTTTCAATGGTATAAGCGGTGCTGGTAATCGTATAATGATTAGTGATATCTTCAGTTACAGTCTCCGTTATAGTTTCTATAGTGTCTTTTTCGTATTGCACGTCAATGAATGCTTGGATATTCTTGCCCCGAATATTCGGGTGGTTGAAATACTGAAATTCGAGGCTTGTACCTTCGCACAGTCCAAACTTAAGCCTATCGCCAGAGCACATACGCTCGTCAAATTTCACTGATTCCTTAACCAGTGAGGTATTATCAATAGTGAAGTCTGCCGCCATGCGTTCTTCTTGGGTGCGCACTTTAAGCTCTACGGGATTGGCCATGTTGGTTAGCTTAAGTTCATCCCCAACACGATATGATTTAACTTCACCGTTAGATACAGAATATCCTTGCGATCCTCCTGATGCTTGTGTTACCGTCACAAATGCAATTGGATTACTTCCTGTCGATGTGAACACATAGTTACCGTCTGTAGGGATACTAAAAGACGTAGAGTCTTCAAAGGTATGTATATCGGTGTCAACATTCACCATGTGCATACTTCTTACCACAAATCTGTAGTTTTTCAGCCTCCGTCCGTCACGGAGCGCATCTTTAACTCTCTCGGGTACTTCTATCATTCTTATCTCTCCGTAATGCTTATGGTCACTCGGTCGTAATAATCACCATTCAACAATTCGTGATGTGCTACACCGCTCATATCATAGTAGGCTTCTATAGCCTTAAACTGATTGTCGTTTTGGACAAATAATCCCATAGTTACTACCCCGTTATCTACAGCCTCATTCCAATTATCAAGAAATGCCTGCAAATCCATATCTTGATATCCATATACTGCTATCTCAAATGAGCCTGTAATTCTCTTCCGTACTTGTATCCTATGCTCAACGAAATTACCGTCCTGCCATGATTCAGACTCCATCTTGGAATTAACCTTGTAGGATTTTTTGTTTATGTATGGTGTGATGTCTATATCGTTGACCGTGACCAAATTCATGCGAATGCCTCCCCGGTAAGCTGAGTATTACGTTTTGCCTCTCTCTGCATTACTCTGAACATTTGAGCGGCATCACCTTCAAGCACCACTATATTGCCCTTATCTCTTATCTGCGTAAGCAGAGAGATTACTTCATTCATGGGATTAACCGCAGATGAAGAATTATAAGACCCACTAACACCGAATGCTACTTCCGGGGCATTTATCATGTTCTGGAAATCAAATACCCTTTCGAGCTGATCCGTGACAAGGTGAGCATTATCGCTGATGCCCTGTGCAAATAACTGCATCATATCCGGCATCCACTTATAATCGTCCGCCATCGGACCCTCTTTGGGATGTGAGTGACCGAGTACACCCTGTACAGTCGATGCTACAGAACTTACAGCGGCTTTAAGTGCGCTTATCTTGGATTTCACACCCTCTACAAAATTGGACATCATATCACTACCCCAATTCTTAGCTGCCGCTATTCCTTCTGCTATGGCTGACTTTACGGTTTCAATAATCTTTGCAGCCGTATTCTTAAGCTCACCAAATTTTGACTTGATACCCTCCATGAATTTAGTAATAAGCTGAGAGCCGAGCGTCAATATTTTGGATAGCAGATTGTTTACAGTATCCACAATCAACTGTAGTATCATGGTGGCAAGTTCGGTCAACTGAGGAAAAGTGTTCTGTATCGCCGTGATAAATGTGGACATCATAGTGCTTGCCGTAGTAGTCATGGCTTCTATCATAGGAGTAAACCCATTCTTTATGGATGTAGCCATACCAATCACCGCTGTAAGCACCGTACCTATTGAGTTGGTTATACCATTGGCAAACTCAGCCATCATATCGGGCGCATAGGTATCGAAATCAGCAAGCGGACCTTCATCGGGCTTGGAGAAATGGAGTACGCTCTTAATACCTTCTGCTGCACCAATAGCCGCGTCTTTTATCGAACCTACCGCCCCTTTTATGCCGGACACGAAACTGTCTATCATATCCTTGCCCCACTGAGCAAAATCAAAACTGAATATGGCACTCTTAAACTCTTCTATAAGCCTCGTAGCCGCTTCTACCATACGTCCGGCAAAGTCTATAATCCCAGCTTGCAGGGCACCGACTATCTCTATAGCAGCCTTTGTCAGTTCAGGGAACAGGTTGACTATACCTTCCCTGAGTGCTTCGACTATTCGGACTGCCGCCTCAAATAACTTGGGTGCGCCTTCTGCTATAGCCATCACGAGCTTTGCTATTATCTCTGGTGCCTTTGCTACGAGCACAGGCAGAGCATTTATCAGACCCATAGCAAGCCCCTCTATCAGCGCGATAGCCCCGTCTATCAGCTTATCAGCGTTATCTAACAATGATGTAGCAAGCGACATTACTATATCGACTGCCGCAGGTATCAGCTCCGGCAATGCCTGTCCGAGACCTTCAGCCAATCCACCAATAATGCTGGTGGCTGTTTCCATGAAATGTGATGCACCATCACCTGTTAGGGCTTCAGTAAGGAATTGAGCTATTTCTGCCGCTTTGCCAGCCCAATCAAACGTGGCAATGGCTTCTGACAGGCTATCAAGACCGCTCATTATGGCATTGCCTATCATGCCTCCTACTTCCACCAATGCGCTGAATATCTGCGGTGCATTATCTATCAAGCCCTGTCCGAGTGCGCTTAAGAGCTGCATTCCGGCATTTATCATGTCGGGGATCTTTTCCGTGACCATTGCGATACCGTCGGAGAGGATATCCCCGAGCGCATCCATAGCTCCCGATACACCACCGTCTTGGAATGCAGATGCTAATTTCGACATTCCGTCTGTGCCAAACTGTACAAAATCCCTTAATGCAGGAGATAAAGCATCTGATACTGCTATTTGTGCTCCCTCCAATGCAGACTTAAAAAGTGTTACATCCCCGGCAAGATTGTCGAGCTGTGTTTCAGCCATCTTGGCCGCTGCTCCATTTGCATCATCTATATATCCGCTTAACTCATCCCACCTGTCACCGTAATTAGACAGCATAGCTTCGGCAGCCTTAATGTCACGGGCATTAAAGAGTGTTGACAGTGTTTCCATTCTGCCAGCTTGCGTCATTTTATCTAATTCGGTGCCGAGATCGGCAAATACATCATTAAGAGGTCGCATATTACCATCTGCGTCAAATGCAGACACCCCCAACTCTTCCATGAGTCCTGATGCTTCTTTTGTTGGAGCAGTAAGGGACATGATCATGTTCCTTAATTTTGTACCGCCTTCTGACCCTTTTATTCCGTTGTCGGCAAGTATTCCAAGAGCCGTGTTCAGCTCTGTAGTTCCCCCGACAAGGTTCTTTGCTGTACCACCTACAGTCAGGATTGCCTCTCCGAGCTGTTCAACACTTGTATTGGATTTAGATGCTGTTTGCGCCATTTGGTCAACCAGCGTATTGGTCTCTTTAAAACTCAACCCAAGTGCTGATTGAGAGTCAGTCACCATATCGGATGCTCTTGCCAAGTCCATGGTTCCTGCCGCCGCCAAATTAAGGACATTTGGTAGCATATCCATGGACTGCTGTGCATCATATCCAGCGAGAGCCATGTAATTCAATGCATCTGCGGCTTGGGATGCGGAAAATGCCGTGTTTTGCCCCATGAATTGAGCGTAATCACGCAAATTCCCCTCGAAGTTTCCAAATGTGGTCTCTACTGACCCCACCGTGCTCTCCAATTCTGTCATGGACAGTCCGAGAGTAGCTGCTACCTGAGACATAGAGGTGTCGAAAGTAGCTCCTGCCTTAACAGAGGATGCCGCAAAGCCTGTCATGGCTGTGGTAGCTGCTCCAATAGCCGCTGCGCCGACCTTGGCTATAGTGCCAAACCCGGATTTGAGCGCACCACCGAAAGAGGACATTTTACCGCTTGCCGATGATAAGCCCTTATCGAACTCACTTGTATCCATTCCAAGTTTTGCAAGTAGTGTTAATACGTCCATCTATTCACCCAGTGCTTTCAGCTTTGTGAAAATCCTTGTCTTTATCTCTTCCGCTTCTTCTTTCGCCTTTTCGGTAGCGGTCGTCTCGTCTTCTTGGGGTTTTTCTATATCTACATACCGTGGCAGAGTGAGATTTCCACCGTGTGCGGTACTGTACATTTCCGTTATCAGCTTAAGTACATCCGTGATATACGTCTTGTACGCTTTCTCCTTGTATCTTGTACGCATCGAGGCTATGCAGTGGTCAATCACATAGCCCCGTCCGTACAATTGGAGAAGGTCGAAACGAATATCTTCTAAACATTCAAACCAAACGTCCGAGCCAGCTTCACCAACGATGTAAAAAAATCGAGCACGTCCTTATCCCCCAGCATTTCAGAAAATGCACCGAGATAGTATGTTACCTTACGGCTATCATCGTCAGGCTCCACAAAGCAGCAGAGCCTTATGATCTTAAGGGTTTCTTCGGGATGCTCTTCAAGCATGGCATCGAACATGGCATCAAGGTTTTCTTTTACCTGTTTTGCCCTTATGTCAGCATTCTTCTTCTTGATAAGTTCTGCCTGCGCTTTATCGGTTCCCTCGGGGATTGGCTTATACTGCGGTAAGCGTTTTCTTATATTCGCTATGTCCGTAGCGGTAAGCCATTCCTCGACAGCATGACGAATCTTATTTGTCTGCTTTAAGAACTCGATATCAGTGCAGTTTGCAAGTGTTTTGATCTCCATAGTTTTCTCCTGTTCGTATATGGGGGTTATACTCCGCTTTCAGCCGTAGCCGTGATTACCACATCACCTGTTACATTCGCAATGGATACCTTGCTTGTAGTAGCACTCCATGCGGTAGTAGTGATATCAACACCGTCCATGGTGACTGATACGGTGCCTACGGTGTAGTCAGTGTCAGGTGTGAGCGTGACATCAAGCTCCGCTCCTGCCGCTACTGTAGTCTCGGAGAAGTCGGATGTGATATGCTCGCCAAGTGTCTGCGTTACGCTGAACTCATCCGCTGCCGGGTCGATCGAGTAAAATACCATAGGTACTTCGCTCTGTGCATTGATTGACACGTGGCCTGTGATCTCCAATGTCACCTGTCCCTTTGCGTTCTTGCCTGTCTGAAGTGAGAAGCCACCCGTGGAAAGAGCGTTCTTAAGCTGTATCGCTACGCATCCGCCGTTAGCCTTATCACCTACCCACCAAAGATCTGTAAAGTCAGTCATTTTGATTGTTTGTCTTGGAACGACCTTTGACTCGCCTACGATATCAGCCACACCAAGTGCAAGTTTGATAAGGTCTGCTGATGTGCCAAGTCCCGTGGTCGCTATCTTACAATCCCAGCCATCAAGATGCTTGAACTCCATCATATTAAGGGGCACGTTATCAACGTCCTCACCGAAATCACTGTATGTGGGTACACAGGTAGGATTGACACCGCCTGTGGTGGCACATATGATATCCTCGTCTGCCGGAGCAGCCGGGTGTTCCGGATCAAAGTTCTTCAGAAGCACTCCTGCGTCCATCTGGAGCGCATCAAATGTGTTTTTAGGAATTACAGTAAATTTTCCCATTTCTCATACCTCCATCATAAATTCAAATGTTACATTCAAGACTTTCCGTCTTATCTTGTCGTTGTCGGGATCCCCCATATTCTGTGCAAATGTGGTATCTCCCACGTATACCCTGTATCTGCCTCCGTCCATCTTCGGACATCCCATCTTGCGTATATAGCGTTCTATCTCGTCCACTATTGGGTCTATCCTTGACCATGAGCTGGTATTGTCCCACACTGATGCCGTGATATATACAGGCTCGTCAAAGCCACTTGCCGCCGCTTCATATGTGATATATGGGAAGGTCACGTCCCGCAGATCAGGCACACTATTTGCTTCGTATGCTGGTACTCCGAATTGTGACCAGAAATTGTATTGAGCCTCCCACCTATCCATTAAGCGTGTACTCCTCTGCTGTTACTTGCCGCATATTGAGCACTGCCGATGCAGGTGTGGCTTTATCGTCACCGTCTGAAGTACACCTAAAGACTTTGCCGTCCCTTTCCCGTCTCAATACGTCGTGATACTGAAGAAGCACACTCTTGGCGGTAGTTATCGTATAGAGGGCTTTTACCCCCTGTGCCTCGGCTACCCTTGCCTGCATAGACGTATCAAGCACTATGGCTGCTTTTATCTCTGCTCCGTCTTCCCACGTGGTGATCACTCCGCCTCTGCCATCCGGCTGGGTCTTCTTGTCAATGATGGTGCAATCTTCCATTGCATCAAGTAAGAGACTCATATCTTTTTGTACCTCGCAAGTCTTGACCCAAAAGCTGAAGCCCATGCAGGACCCGACAATGCGCTTTCTGCGTTTCCACCGCTGGATTTGCTGTACGAATAGCCACCGAATGACTCCGAGTTGTACGGACTATTTGCGGTACTATCCACACCGCCGTACTTCTCCATCCATTCACTGATCTCACCTGTTATGGCTATCACATCCGTAGGAACTCTCATAAGCCATATAGCCCCGTCAAATTCCTCGTCAGCAAGCTCATCCGTACCGTATTTATACACACCATCTGACAAAATAGAGCCGATTATACGGAAATACTGACCGTCTGCTATCTCAATCATGGTATCCTCGCAAAATAAGACTCCGGCAGATATACGGATATTTCCGTAATGCCGTTCATCCTTGCGTGAAAACCAATTCTTAAGATAATTGCAAATTTCAGTCAGCATCCTTCTTTGTCCTCTTGCGTGTGGTGGCCTTTCTCTTCTTGGGCTTTTCTTCCTCGACAGGCTCTACAGGCTTTTCTTCAACAGGCTCCGCCTCGACGGGTTCCGCCGCTATGACGGGTCTGCCTCTCCTGTTTGCCGCACCCATTAACTCCATGAGCCTTGCGGTACTTACTTCCTTACCAGCACGGGGAAACGTGTCCCCGGCATGGTAACGGAAGTTGTTGTCCTGTAAGTCTATAAAATCCTCTATTGCCTTATACATAGGCTTATACTCCACCTACGGGAAGGATTGATGATGAGGGGATCACTACAGTACGTGTGTAGTAGGTCTTCGCACTATCAACCTCGGTATCCGTGGTTCTGAAGTAGTTATTGCTTGCATCCTTCTCGTAGAAGAGCTGTGCGGCAGGATTGCCAACAGGTGATGTCACTGCGGTAAACTGCTCGACTCCGACATCCACGATAGCTATGCCGTCAAGGTACTCTGCCCACAGCTTCATGCCCATGAGTGCCCATGCCTCACCGACTGCGTGTGAGTAGTTACCTTCTACGTGGAATCCGATAAGGTTTGTCTCGCCCTCTACGGTGTAGTCAAGACCGAGCTTTGCGAAGTCTGAATCGCCGGGATCAACATAGTACAGGTCGATATTCTCAACAGGCAGAGCTACTACCCTTCCTCTCGGTATGTCCGGCTCGGACAGAAGGAAGAGTGTGCTGTATCCCATGAAGTCCTTGATATAGGTAAGACCGAATGCGGTCTGGATCGTAATGTCTGCCGCTCCGAGATAGCTGTATACGTCGTTTACGTTGACGAATCCTACGATGTCGGTCACGGTCTTACGCATCTTGTTGAATTTGTCTATTACATTCCCCTTTGCCTTTGCCAAAGCCATCTTCCATGTAAGCTCTGCGCTGGTAAGTGATCCTGTGTTAAGGAATGAATAGAATGATGCGAGCACCCCGAGCTGAAGCTGATTAAGAAACTCATCATCTGTCTTCTGTACTGCTATCTCTGCGCCGTACTTGTTGACCGACTCGATAGACACTGCCTTTGCATACTTCTTGATCTCTACGTCTGAGTATGCGGTCTCTACGACTGATGCGAGGCTATAGGGTATCTCTTCACCCTCTGCCACATCACCACTCTGAAGATTGACGCTTGCAGAGTACGCTACCAGCTTTGTACCCGGCTGCTTCTTGATAGGACGCATGATGCCCATGATCTGACGCAGAGCGTCCCAGTTTTTAGTAAAGCGTGAGACAAAATCGACTTCTCTTACAGTAACGTCGATATTTGCCATCTTGGTGAGATTGTCTTTTACTGCCATTTTCTTATTCCTCCTGTGTTAAATATTCCCGGAGGGCTTTCTGCCTCTCCGTAGTGTCCTTTATCTTCATGATCTCTTCCTTGGTCATGCCTGTGCCGCCGTTATGAGCTGGCGGAGTTTCGGTTTTGGCTCCGCTGACCGTGGTAGTGCTGACAAGCTCCGACCATTCTTCCTTGACTGCTTTCATACGCTCCTTTGCGTCCACGACCTTGCCCTTATCGTCAAGCTCGATCTCGTCAAAGTTTGTGTATTTAAGCACCTTGGCTATGGCTTTGTCTGAAGTAATGCCTGCATCCTTTACGATTTCCATGAAAGCTGCCGATTTTGCCGCTTTGGTTCTCTTTGCCTCCACGTCTGCCTTGTAGTCCTCATACTCCTGCTTCAACTTGTCGTAGTCTCTGCCATCGGCTGTAGCATCCTTTAATGTTTGCAGTTCCTTCTGCACGTCAGGCAACTTCTCTGCGTCTGATTTGTAGGTCGATACCTTTTCTTTCAGTTCGCTTATCTCATCCCTTAATGCGCTTATGGAATCTGTGTGTCCGTCGATGATCTTGCTCACAGCATCGGACATATGCTCACTGTCTACTCCTGCCGTTGACAATATCTCCCTAACCTGTGCTTTAGTCAGAGCCATTTTTGAATCCTCCTTTTTCTCGTTGACGGTTTCTGTCTTTCGGATTGTTTGTGTGGGCGGTTTCTGCCCCGAGAAAATAGAAAAAGCCCATGCTTGAAGATGCTCTCCAAACAGGGCTTGTTTATTCGAGTAAGATAAGGTTTGGCTTATCAGTCGATGATCGGTCGGTGTCCTCGTAGTTATTCTATTTTCACACTAATTGTACACTATATCTTGCGGTTGTGCAAGAAAAATTGCATAAATATGTTATGTTGCAAGAAATATTTCAACCTTTGAGATAGGTTTCGAATATGCGCTTGTATTCGTCCACGTGATTCTCTACGGCTGGCTTGATGAACGGCTGTGCCTTCATGCGCTGGGTTCCCATCTCTACATACGGGGCATACTCCACGTTCGTGCCGATATACACCGCAATATCACCTTCGGCTCCGACCGTTCCCCCGGAATACCTGCCAACCCCTACTGACCCTGCGTTCTTTGCTGTTGCGGAGTATCTCTTTCCTTTGTTTTTGCCGGATTTATGCTTATTTGATCCATAGGAAGCATGGTATGAGGATGAGGACACTCCGTGTCCGCTCACCGCATGAGTGATGCTGTTTCTCAACAGCCCGGTGTCCACAGGGCAGAGCATCTTTGCATATCCCTCTGCCTGTAAGCCGACAGCCTCTAATGCTCTCTCTATGGCTTCGTCCGTAGCTTTTTTTACCAGGTCGGTATTGTCTACTATGCTTACGCTG